GGCGAAATGGAATCCCGACAAGTCATGGTGCAAGTGCCATGCGTGGAGATGTGGGGCGATGCTTGCCCAATCTTGGCCGAAGTTCGCGGCTGGTTCAAGGACAAGAGTCTTGAAGAAATGGGTCGCAAATACTGGAAAAAGCGCAGCTACATTTTCCAAGGTTTTGTGCGTGAGAATCCACTAGCTGACGACAAGTCTCCTGAAAATCCAATCCGTCGCTTTATCATTGGTCCCCAAATCTTTACCACTATCAAAGGTGCCTTGATGGATCCTGAACTGGAAGAATTACCAACTGACTACCTGCGTGGTCTGGACTTCCGTATCAGCAAAGGAGCCAAGGGCGGTTTTGCTGACTACAACGGATCAAAGTGGGCACGTAAGGAATCGGCACTGACCGAAGCCGAGTCTGCTGCCATTGAGCAACATGGCTTGTTTGACCTGAGCACATTCTTGCCCAAGAAGCCCTCTGACGTTGAGTTGAAAGTGATCAAAGAAATGTTTGAAGCTTCGGTAGACGGCCAGCCCTACGACACCGAGCGTTGGGGCAGCTACTACCGTCCTGCTGGTGTACAAGCACCTGCTGGCGCTGCTGCAGCTTCATCCACAGCAGATGTGGACGAGGATGCTCCTGCTCGCCCTGCTGCCAAACCCATGGTCACAGCCAAGCCTGTACCTGCAGCCGCCAGCTTTGACGACGAGGATGCGGAAGTTGCAGTTGCAGCAGCACCTGTGGCTGCAGCCAAGCCCGCACAAAAGGCCGAAGATATCTTGGCCATGATTCGTGCACGTCAACAGAAGTAAATGACTAGCAAACAGGCACAGAATTCTGTGCCTGTATTTTTTAGAATAAGGAAAAACAATGGCCAAGCCGTTTGACGTCTCGAAATTTCGCAAGGAAATTACCAAATCAATTGATGGACTTTCTATCGGTTTTAACGATCCCACAGACTGGATTTCAACAGGTAACTATGCCTTGAACTATCTCATATCCGGGGACTTCCACCGTGGTATTCCCCTGGGCAAGGTTACTGTGTTTGCCGGGGAATCCGGTGCCGGCAAAAGCTACATCTGTTCAGGCAACATCATCAAAAATGCCCAAGAGCAAGGCATCTTTGTGGTGCTGATTGACTCGGAAAATGCCTTGGACGAGGACTGGCTCAAGGCCTTGGGTGTGGACACCAGTGAGAGCAAGTTGCTGAAACTGAGCATGGCCATGATTGATGATGTGGCCAAGACCATCTCTACCTTCATGAGTGACTACAAGGCCTTGCCCGACGGTGAGCGTCCCAAGGTGTTGTTTGTGATTGACAGCTTGGGCATGTTGCTCACACCCACTGACATCAACCAATTTGATGCTGGAGACCTCAAGGGTGACCTGGGCCGCAAGCCCAAGGCACTCACAGCCCTGGTACGCAACTGTGTCAACATGTTTGGATCATACAACGTGGGCTTGGTATGTACCAACCACACCTATGCTAGCCAGGACATGTTTGATCCCGATGACAAGATTTCAGGTGGTCAGGGTTTTATCTATGCCAGCTCCATTGTGGTGGCCATGAAAAAACTCAAGCTCAAAGAGGACGAAGATGGCAACAAGATTTCAGATGTCATGGGCATTCGATCAGCTTGCAAGGTCATGAAAACACGCTATGCCAAACCCTTTGAGGGAGTGCAGGTCAAGATACCCTACACCACTGGCATGAGTCCACATTCCGGGCTGGTTGATCTGGCTGAGAAAAAAAATCTTCTCAAGAAAGAAGGCAACAGTTTGGTATTTGTTACCAGTGATGGCGAAATTATCAAACAGTTTCGTAAAAAATGGGAATCAAACGAGAATGGTAGTCTGGATCGACTCATGGCAGATTTTAGAAATCAAAAGATCACAACCGAAACAGTAGAAGAATCACAGGAGGATGCAGAATGAGCGTGGATGTTATCAGCGAAATTTGGACCGAACTCAAGCGATATGTCAATGTGGTTGATCGCGGCGACGCAGCTGAATCCATTGTGTCTATCCTGATAGATCATGACATTGATGCTGATGAAATACGCACCTGGTTCAAAGGCGACGGCGACATCAAAACCGCCTTAAGTGATTACCTGGCTACCGATACCGATTCGAATGATATGCTAGAGGAGGACTCAGAAGAAGACGATGATTTCAGTGAAGACGATGAGGACGACTGGGATTAATGTGACTGATCAATATTTTCCGATAAAAACGGCCACAGCGTGTTCTTTAAAATGGACCTGGAGTACGTTGTATTTAAATTCAAACGAAACAGCATCCTGTCATCGAACGGGATTTAGTAAACTAACCCTTGAGAATTTTGATAATTTTCATAACACTGAAAAAAAGATTTCGGAAAGAGAAGCAATGCTCAAGGGCCAGTGGCCAGTGGATAGTTGTAGTTATTGTCGGAATATTGAGCTAGCTGGTGGATTCAGCGATCGCATGTTGCACTCAAAAATTCCAGGTCAAGTACCTGTTGAATTAGTGTCAAACACCACTGCAACTACGGTGACACCCACTATTCTAGAGGTATTTTTTAAAAATACGTGCAATTTGTCATGTTTGTACTGCTTGCCAGAGTTGAGTTCAAAAATTAATCAAGAAAATCAAAAATTTGGAAAGTTTGAAAAAAACAGCGTAGAATTATCGACATACACACCCCCAACTTCTGTGGATTTGTTAATAGAAAAATTTTGGGATTGGATGCAAATAAATTCTCACAATCTGAAAAGATTTAATATACTCGGCGGCGAACCTTTTTATCAGCAAGAATTTGATCGTTGTTTGGATTATTTTGAATCGTCAATGCACCCGGATCTTGAAATAGGAATAGTTACCAATTTATCAATGAGCCAGGATAGACTTGAAGTCTATCTTGACCGATTTAAATCGTTACTGGCAAAAAAACAAATTAAACGCATCGATCTTACGTGTAGTATCGATTGTCTTGGTCCAGAACAAGAATTTGTCAGGCATGGGTTAGATCTTGAACAATGGATCAAAAATTTTGAATTATTGTTGCAAAAGAAATGGTTAACGCTCAATATAAATCAAACTATTAGTTTGTTAACAATAAAAACCATGCCCGAGTTATTGCAAAAAATGATTCAATGGAGAGAGATTAAACCAATTGGACACTATTTTTCAGAGGTTTCTCCTCACCCTAGTTATCTCATGTCTAATGTTTTAGGATCTGGGATATTTGAAGATGATTTTGAAATTATTCTCAATCTCATGCCTGTCAGTACTGAGAAAGACCAACTTGCTAAAAAATACATGCAAGGTATTGCTGATTCGATTGTGAAATCTCAAAGAAACACATCTGAAATTTTAAAATTAAAAACTTTTTTAGACGAAAAAGATCGTAGAAGAGGTACCAATTGGAGGAAAACTTTTCCCTGGTTAGAATGTGAGATAGATCATGTGGTATAGCCGTGTCACTGCTGACCTGGGTGCAATCCCGGATTTCATAGCTCACTACGAGAGCGAACTGGACGCTGCCAAGCGAGACTGCAAAATTGGCGGAGTGGTAGAAAAAAACATCACAGCCCTGCCCGGCATCACCGAGCATCGTTTCAATCAGTTGCAAGAGATTGAAGCTGTGCTGAACCTGCTCAACATCCAGTTGCGAAAAATTCGTCGTCGCCACTTTCAAAAGTACCTGGAAGGATATGCGCGAGCACTGACATCAAGGGATGCCGAAAAGTACGTGGACGGGGAAGATGAAGTGATTGACTTTGAGACCATAATTAACGAAGTGGCCTTTCTGCGCAATCGTTGGTTGGGTATTCTCAAAGGCCTGGATACCAAACAGTGGCAGATGGGTCATATTGTGAGATTGCGCACAGCCGGAATGGAAGACATACAGGTGTAATATATGTTTAAAAATCACGAGGAAAGTCACGAGCACAGTCTCGAAACACTAAACTTGTTCTACGAATACGACGACTTCATGGAAAGCGTGGGTACCTTGGCTGACCTGGGGTGCGGTGCTGGTCTAGATCTGGAATGGTGGGCCACACGCACCACACGAGACGATGTGCCACAACCACTTGAGATCAAGTGCACCGGTATCGACATCCTGGATTCCTTGCCAGTGGCGCATCGGTATCCCAACATGGTTTATCAGCGCAACGACTTTGAGCAGGCTGTGGATGCTCCGCCTACCCGATTCGATGTGCTGTGGTGTCACGATGCTTTTCAATACTGTATCAATCCTGTGGCTGCCTTGAGCCGTTGGTGGCATGCCACCAGTGATGGCGGTATGTTGGTGTTGATCCTGCCGCAAACAGCCAGTATTGTTCGCAGACAGTTGATTCACACACAGCAAAACGGGTGCTATCATCATCATAGTCTTGTGAGTCTCATTCACCAACTGGCAGTGTCGGGTTGGGATTGTCAAAATGGATTTTTTCTCAAGCGACCCACGGACCCTTGGCTGCATGCCATAGCATACAAGAGCACCCACCAGCCCATGGATCCCAGAACCACCACCTGGTATGATCTGGCAGATCGTCAACTGTTGCCCGAATCAGCTGCTGAGGGTGTGCAGAGCCGTGGACACTTGGCTCACTCGGACTTGATCTTGCCCTGGTTGGACAAAAGTTTCATACACTACGGGGAATAAGGCATGCTGCCGGTCTCAGTGTTTGTGGGCTACGATCCACGCGAGGCAGTGGCCTATCATGTGTGCTGCAACAGCATCATAAGACTGGCTACTGCTCCTGTGGCCATTGTGCCCTTGGCACTCAATCTCATGAGAGACTATCAAGAAACACACACTGACGGCAGCAACACCTTTGTATACAGTCGTTTTTTGGTGCCTTATCTCATGGGTTATCAGGGTCGTGCCGTATTCATTGACGGTGACATGGTGTTGCAGAGCGATATCCTGGAACTGTTTGACCTGCTGGGCAATCAACATGCTGTGGCAGTGGTCAAACATGATTATCAAACTCGTTCGGCTGTCAAGTACTTGGGCAATGCCAATCACAACTATCCTCGCAAGAATTGGTCCAGTGTGATTGTGTGGAACTGTGACCATGAGAAAAATCGTATGCTCACACCTGACCTGGTGCAACACAGCACTGGGTCTTATCTGCATCGCTTTGGCTGGTTGGATGATGTCAACATTGGAGAATTGCCCCGGGAATGGAACTGGCTGCCCGACGAACTGGGTGCCAATCCTGAGGCCAAACTGCTGCATTACACCCTGGGCACACCTTGCTTTGCTGAGTATGAGTCAGTGCCTCAAGCCGATGTCTGGCATCAAGAACGCCGGCTTGCGCAGCATCCGTCATGAACACTGTGGCAGTTTATCACAGATCTGTGCCCAATGATCGCAATTGGGAAAAGGTCAATCTCTTGAAACTGTTTGGTCAGGGTGTGAGAACCACTGGCGACTCAGTAGTGGATGTCAATGACTATCAAGTGGGTCATACCGATGTGGCTGTGATTCAAGGTTGGTATACCACAACTGCCCGGCCAAGACCACATGCTGATTTGAGAAATCGAGTGATCTTGTCACAACGTCGCATGCAGCGTCGAGTGTTGGCTGTGGACAGCAACTTGTTCCTGTATGCCAACACCGACAATCCCCATCACTACTTGCGTTACAGTTTTGATGATGTGTTCCCCAGTACTGGAGAATACTGTGATCGCCCAGTGGATCCTGACAGGTGGCGCAGCATCAGTCAACAGTTGGGCATTGAGTTACGTGACTACAGAACCCGTGGAGATCATGTGCTGGTGTGCCTGCAGCGACAAGGAGGCTGGAGCATGGGAGATGTTGATGTCACCGCCTGGTTGACACAAACTGTTCAAACACTGGCACGATATACTGATCGGTCCATTGTGATACGCCCACATCCAGGAGACAAAAAACTTCACACCTACTTGGATCTTGTGAATCCCTTGCCCGGAGTTGAGATCTCAAACCCAATTCGGGTGAGTCAGCATCGGGATTTGCGCCAAGATTTGATCAACTGCTGGGCTGTGGTCAACCACAATTCAAGTCCTGCTGTGGCTGCGGCTGTGGAAGGATATCCGGTGTTTGTGACCGATCCTGATCGCAGTCAGTGCTGGGCAATTG